TTGTTAAACGTGGCATTTCCATAAGCAGAAACAGCAGCATTGGCTGCAATAGCCGCATTACCCGATGCAGTAAAGTTAGGCGCAGCGGTTACTACAGCTTCTCCTGTAATACTGCCAGAGCCAACTGTTATACGTATTCCTGTTGCCGTAACCGTTGCATCGCAGTTAATGCTGCCTTGTCCCATCAGCAATCGAGTTGCGATAGCCGTAACCGTTGCGCTAGCATTTACGCTACCTTGGAATAACCTTACCCTTGAGGCAAGACAAGATACGTCTGCTAATGCAATTACAGCAGCACTAGCATCAACGTAAGTGCCAGAAGTGAATGACCAGCCAAGGTTATTGCCAGAGTCTACGTTTCCATTAGCTGTGGTAGCTTGCCAAGTAGCGCCGCCAGTAGCATTGCTGTCTTGAATATCAAGATAACTAACTGATACCGCACCTGATGACTTAGATAACGTAAATCGTGTTCCGCTTGATGAACTACGAATTGAAACCAAATTGCCTAATGAACCAGACAAGGTAAACGCATTAACCGTTGTGGTTGTACTAGCAGGGAATGTAATTTGGCTTGCTGTAGCGTTCGTATTAGTAATGTCGTTAAACGTATTTGCACCAGTAATTGTCAGCGTACCCGCACCGCCTTGATTCAATGTGCAGTTATATGTTGATCCACCGCCAACAAATGTTTTAGCACTAGCGGATGTCATTGAGATTGTGCCTGTGCCAGTACCTGCTGTAGTGGTAAATCCAGTAGCCCCGCTATTATTCCATGCAGTCGCACCACTACCGCTTAACAATAATGTACCACCATTAAAAGTAATATTTTTTGAGTCTGAACCCGTAACAGACCCAGTTCCGCTAGTTAATGTAAACCCATTTAAATCCGCAGTTCCAGCAGTGAACCGTACATTTCTTGTTGACCCCAACGTCATTGCATCTTCTAATTTCCAAGAGCCACCTATGCCTTGAAAAGATATTGGAAAATCTATTGTCTTACCATTGCTTGTGATAGTTTTAATTCCACTTGTTGCACCAAAAAGTAAAAGATTGCTTGATGCAGTTAATGACATTCCCGTAGAAAGCGTTAAGTTTCCGTAAATATTTGCTAAAGATCCCGTTGCTTTCCACGTACCAGCGTACCCTGTGAAATTTACGTTTCTTGCAGTGTGACTAGAAGTTCCTAAAAATGTCAAATCATAAGTACCGCCAGTAAAATTAAAACTAATGCTGTTTGCTTCTGATAAAGCACCGGGGCTAACAGTAATTGCTGTTGATCCAGATGAAGTAACATTAACTACTTGAGTTCCTGTAGTAGTTAGTCCTGTTGTAGTTGCAGTTGCCCAAACAGTTCCAGTACCAGAACAGCTAATATTCCCTGTGCCAAATGCAATAGTTCGTGTGTTTGCGTTGCTTGAGACAAATGCAACGGTAGTTAACGTCAGATTATTTAGGTCTAACGTACCTCGCGTTAGCGTTGCTGATTGACTATTCGTTAAATTATTGGTGAGTAGTTGAATACCGCCACCGGGAGCATCAATCGCTATTGGTTGAGTAAATGTTTTTCCACCAGAATTAATTGTCTTTATGGTTCGGTTAGAAAACGTATACGTACCAGTTCCACTAGGGGTTACGCCTGATCCGTAAGTAAAGTTACCATAAAATGTTGCACCAACTGAGGTTGCTGCCAACGTCATTGCATTAGTACGAGTAGACACATCCAACGTACCAATGTTCCAAGCACCGTTAATCGTAATCGTTGCGGATGTGTTAAGACCTGTGTTTTCTATATATGCAGTGTCTTGTGGCAATGGGTAATTAGTATCAGCAGGAGTACCACCTGATCCTGTAGCCCATGCAGTAGCATTCCAGTTGCCGCCACCAGCTAAACTCCAATATTTCGTTGTACCTGCGACAAAAGTAATATTGCTATTACCACCACAGTCACCTAATCGAGTGCCTGACAACGTACCGTGTGCGCCAGCTATTGTGATGTCACGGAAATCAACATCGGTCATTGCCGCTATTGCAGCGCAAGTTAGTGTGCGTGATGTTCCAATTGTGTCTGAACGGACAAACATTCTACGGTTGCCAGTTGAGCCATTAACTGTCAATGTTCCGTTAATTGTTTGGTTAGCATTAAACAAAATGCTATTTAAACCAGCAGCGGCAATCGTGCTAAATGTAAGATTATTAAATGTATTTACGCTTAAAATTGTTCTTGCACCTGCTGTTGCAGTTGTGCCAGTAAAACTAACGTTGTAATAAGTTAATCCACCGCCATCAAATGATGAGTTGGATCCAGATAAATTAATGGTTGATGTACCAGCATTTAATGTTGCGTTAGTGCTGGTTGTCATAGTCCAACTACCGCTTAACGTAACAGTTGACGCATTAAGATTAATTGTTCTTGTGTTTGAGTTTGACGAACTAAATGTACCAGCAGTAACCGCATAATTACTTACTGAAGTATCAAATGTCCCGTTGGTAAGTGTTAATGTACTAGTGCCGCAACTAAACGCAGAGCCTAGCGTCCACGCGCCACCAACGCCATCAAGCGTAACTGCCCCACCAAAAGCAACTCCGTTAGTCGTTATTGTTTTGCCCGTAGTCGTGGCGTTAAATGTCGTAGTGCCTGTATACGTACGGGTAAAGTTTGTAGCAGGAAAAGATAAAGAACCACTAACAGTCAAGCCAATGCTTGTACCAGCTAGTGTCATTGTGCCATCAAGACCGCTAATTGTGATGTCGTTACAAACCCTTGGAGAGTTTGCCATTGTGACCGTAAACGCACCAGTAGCTACGTTTGAGTTGGCATCAAAGAATACGTTATCAGCAGCCGTTGGAACTGATGCTCCTGTACCGCCGCCTGATGAGGCAGACCAGTTAGCCGTGTTAGTGCTATCCCAAGTACCTGTTCCACCAACCCAATAACGATCTGCCATTTATCATTCCTCTGATGGTGCAGTGATAACGGCTATCCAGTTATCTAACCGCTGCTGTTTCATCGCATCAATTTCAGACTCAGTAAACGTATGATCGTCTGGCAAATGCAGTGCATCACAGAACTTTCCATACTGAGTATCAAAAGAGAAATCTATCTTCATTATGCCAACGTAACAGAAAGATTGCCTGTAGTAATGCGGAAAATATCGCCAGAAGAAATAGTCTTAGATGTATCTAGTGCTGTGTGATACAACAGATTGCCGCTGGTAGAAGCATCCAAAATGCCGATCCAACCTATAGTTCCCCATGATCCTGTGGCTTCTGGGAACTCAACCGCAGCACTATTGGTACTAACGCCATTGCTGGGCGCACCAAAAGTAACAGCAGTACGAGCATAAGAACCACCTGAAACTTCTGTGCCAGTATTAGCATCGGTAGGATCGCTCGTGTAAAGACCAACATAAACAGTCGAAGGACTTGTATAGCTCGTGTTGCGGAGAGTGGCGTTAATCAGCGCATTCTCAAGATAGTTCGACATTTCTGCCATGATTTACCTCACGTTATAAGACATTGACATAGGCTGACCACTGTACTCACTAGACTGGTCAGATGTATTGATTGCAGTGATTGCACGTTCATACAAAGCGGCCCAAGTCTGAACCCTTGCATCATTCATCAGATACGGCTCTGCCTCAGCCAAAGACGCATACAGCAGCGCATCAGGATAATTCGCAAGGAATACGTTAGAAGCAGTGCTATCGCTTAATACGGTAGGCTTACCGTAGTACAGCATTTGCAGTGTGTATGATGTGTCTGGAATCGGGGCTAGCTGCATATCAGAGCCAAGCACCGTGTAGTCCACAGGCTTACCACTCTCAGTAGCCCTAGAAGTCTCGTAGAAGCTGTTAGGAGCCTTGTAGCGCAGGGTTGTAACCGGAGTTGTGTTGAGATGAATATCGCGCATCTCTAGGAAGTCTGTCGGCAATCCAACGCTAGAACTTCCGCCAGTTGTTGAGGCCGTAGCAACAACCAGCATCTGACGGGTTCTAATATCTCGCTGTAACCGTATCTCAGCTAAACGAATAA